TCCAGGGCGGTCAATATGGCCAGGCTCAATTCGTGGCTGGAGAGCCCGTCATGCCTTCCGGCTTCGTGTTCGAGGGTGTGCGTTTCTTCGAGACCACCAACATGCCCAGCAAGACTGCAACTGTTGACATCGGTGATGGTTCTGGCGCTGTTGCAGGTCGTTCAACTCCCCCTGGACTGTTCTTCGGTCCTCAGGCAGTTGGCGTTGGTATCGGTGGCCCGAACGCTCAGGTCCTGATCAACAACAACGACGACTTCAGCCGCTTCATCATCCTGATTTGGCAGCTGTACGCCGGTTTCGCGAACCTGAATAAGGACTTCGTGACCACCGCCTTCACCATTTCTGAGTGATAAAGGAGGTACGTAACTAATGGCATCTTACACTGCTGAAAAGGGCGCTATCCTGCAGCCCGGTAACCAAATCAACCGCCTGTCCTCCTACAACACCGAAGGTGTTTTTGGCTGGCCTGGCTTCGAGCTCTACGAAATGGTTGGTTATGTCAAAGTGACCAACCTGGCCGCTGACAAAGCTGACAATAAGAGCTTCAACCTGACGGTTCCTTCTCCCGACCGTCGTCCTGACGACCGCGTGCGCGATGACCGCACCTCCCTGGTGGTTCAAGCTGACGCTGACCGTCCCGCTTACATCTATAGCGCTTCGATCTGCATTGGCCAGGACATTCCTTCCGCTGGTGAGCCTTCCTATCCTGCTACTCCTCTGACTGCAGATATCGACGGCACCAACACCGAGATCCTGCTGTTCGGTCCTGACAACAGCGGTTCTCCTTATGGCGTCCCCGCTACCCAGGCCAACGGTCTGGCTGCTGCAACCGCCATCACCACCGCATTCTCCTCCGGCACCATCGCCCAGGGTGAATCCGACGTTTCCGTGGCAGAAGCACCCTTCTGGACCGCCGTTACCACCGCCGGTATCGACGACCAGGATGCTGCAAACGCCATGATGTATCGCGTCACCGCTGACACCACCTTCAAGGTGTACAACGTCAACGCTGTGACCTCCACTACCGTGGACGGCGACGGTGTCTTCATCAGCTCTGATGACAAAGACGCTGGCAAGGCCGCTTACATCATCTGCCGCGTCAACTACCTGCGTCCTGCCGCTGCTACCACCTTCATGGACATTGTTGGCAGCCTGGACTTCGCCTCTCAAGTGGGCGGTAGCGATTCCTGATCGTTACTCACAATATCAACACAGCGGGTCTTTATGGCCCGCTTTTTTATTGTCCAGATAGATTAATTTTGGTATGCTATATCAGTAATCGTCTATCGCTATGTTGTATCAGAACCGTGTCACTGGAGGTCTTGTCGAGGTTGTATCTCAGCACGGCGAAGGTATTCTGATGTGCCTCGACGCGAACGAAGAAGTTTTTTACATCAATGAAGAAGATCTTGTTCCGCACCTCGATGCGACGGTGGAGCAAGAGCGAAATGAAGTTCGCTTAACAGAGGATCTCAAGGCTGAGGGTGCTAAGCCCGCAAAGCCAACCAAGAAAGAAACTTTTCCTATTGATACGCGAGTAAACATCAATATGGCATCTGCTCGTCAAATCGCCGATGCACTCCCTGGTGTTGGCCTTAAGACAGCCCGTGATATTAAAGATCTCCAATTAACACTCCCTGGTGAACGCTTTCAGCGTCTCGAGCAGCTTCGTTCAATCAAGCGCGTTGATTGGGAAGAGATTTTCAAGGAAAACATTGTGCGTGTCGAGTGATTGTGTGCGCGTGTTAATCTGTTATTGATGCATGTAAGACGTGCACAGTAACGCTTTGGCAGTGTTAAATGCAGCTTGATAATTTTCTAAAATCTAAAGTGCGTTGGCACCTGGGTTATAACACTACGTCAATCCCAGCAGGTGACTTAGCCCGTTTAGAAGAGGCTTTGGACAACGTTCCAGACTCTTTTTGGTACGGCAAGCTTGTGGAGCAGGTCGAGCGTTGTGACGAGGCAGAGAAGCGGACGGACATGACCGGCACCATGAACAACTCCACAGTGCCGCGTGGACGGATCGAATCAATTGCTGGTGATGTTGACCGTACGATCGCAACCACGGATTTCAAAGAGACGTTGAAAACGTGGACGCAGATTTATATGTACGAGACTGATCGTCTGGCGTTGCATTTATATGTACCTAATTACAGAAATCCTGAGCAGGCTCGTTACCGGTTCAACAGGGAAGGTGCGGAATTTATCCAGGCTCTTCCTGGTCCTGCTGATGTTGCTGTCGGCACCCGTATCATTCTCGAAACCAACCACCGCTGACACAATGTCGAATCGTCTTGATTTATATAAGTCCGCCTTAAAGGATCCTAGGGTCAAAGCCCTTTTGGATACGATTAGCTATGCAGAGGGTACAAGTGGTCCCGAGGGATATCGTACGATGTTCACGGGTAAAAAGTTCGACACTTCCCAAGGTTGGAGACATCCAGATACTGTAATGAGGGGTGGGGGATACGCTAGCTCGGCTGCGGGACGCTATCAAATGCTTACGCCTACCTATCAAATGGCGGCGAAGGCGACAGGCACTTCTGGTTTCTCCCCGTCTGAACAAGATCTGCAAGCTGTATTTTTGATTGATAATAGGCGAGCCCTAGAACCGTTACTAAAAGGCGAAAATATCAACAAGGTCATTAATCAACTTGCGCCAGAGTGGGCGTCTTTACCTACCAGCGAGGGTAAAAGCGCATACGATCAACCTGTACGTGGCATAAGTGAGTTAGAAAAATATTACCAAAGTAGATTGGATGGTAGCGATTTTTCGAATACAGTTAATCCTGAAATGTCAGGTATGAGCTCCTCCAGTGATGCACAAAAAGCAGCTCCTGTAAATGTCCTCGCCCTCAAGGACGGCGTCCAAGGTGTATTAGATAAGACCTCAGGCGAATTCACCGCAAGAGATTTTACTGACGAAGAAGCTGATCGATACGAGCGATACGGTGGTCTGATTCCGAAGGCAACGCGGTTTGCGAAAGATTTTGCCAAGAGTTTACTTTACAGATGAGGTTTGCTGCTGTTCCTGGTTACAGCCAGTCGTTTCCTGTGACATACAGGAATATGTACAACGACTATCAAATGCAGACCTCAGGGTTTAGTGATCCTTTCAATATGGCACGAAAGGAGCAGCACAGCCCTTGTGATTTCGTGGTGTCCTACACAGGTGAAGATGATCCGCGCTTTCAATTAAACAATCCCGCTTATATGCGCGAGGTGACGCGGTCACATGCTGATAACATTCCCCCTGTTATTCTTAACAAAAGACCTATACAAGCGCGATGGCAGGCGTAAACTATTTCCAAGATACTATTTTTGACACCAGTACGCAGCTGACCGCTCCTGGCAATGGAAGCGAAGTTCAGGTTGCTGTCAATAACTATTTTGCGACGTCTAGCTATACGTTGTTCGTAAAGGTCGCTGCCATCAACACTAATGTCAAGGTGGCACTTCAAGGTAGCCTGAACAATAGTGACTGGGCTGACATCATTGCTGATCAAACCATCAGCGCTAATGGTAATTATTTCTACAGTGTTACCGGACGCCCTGTCAAATATATTCGTCCTGTCTTTGTGAGTGAAGCAGGTGGCACAGCTGCCACCGTCGACTTCGTCGTGGCGGCTCTTTGATGTGGTTAAACCTCGGACTAATGTGGGTTACATGCTGGGCTTGCGCCGGAGCGATATACCAACTGAACCTGCAGGAAAAGAAACTTTTGGACGAGGGACTCGTTCGAGAATGGCAGGAGATAGACTTCCGTTAGAATTATTAGTGCCAGGTTATAGCCCTGAGCCATATGTTTCTGGCTCTGATTTGCGCGATGAACTTCGGCCAAGAGAGCTCAATCAGTTGATCAGGTAAATGGGTCAAGCTAAATCATCAGAAGGTAGTCCATCCCCTCAGGGTGATCGTGTCGTCATTGAGGCCCCAGGGTTGGCCGCAGATGCTCAGCAAGTTGTTGAGCGTTTGGCTGGACAAGCTATGGGAACTGGACCCAAAGATGTCATCGGCACTCCTGATCTTCTTGATCAACAGTTTGGTAGCTCTTACAATCCTGACACGGTATCTAAACAATCACGTTCACGATACCTGCAAAGGGCCGGCAACAATCTTTCTAG